ATATAGCTTTTGCAATCTTTCTAACTTTTTCAAGTTTCTACGCTCATTTTCATATTTTTTAAGCTCCCAATTTTTCGCATCATCTCCATAACCTAATCTTTTATTTTTCTGTCTCATCATTTCTAATAGCTTATAATACTCTTCTTCTCCTTGACTTATATCCACTTTTACGCCACACACATACCTTTCTTGCTTATCTAATTTTTCTAGCCAGAGACTTTCTCTTTCGTCTTCGTTATAGATTTTGTTTCTATAATACACTGGTAGATTTAATTCTAACCCCTGTCTCGTTTTATACGTTTCTATAGTTTTATTTTTCTTATACTTATTACGCTTACTATCTCTTCTATTAATATATTCTTTTCCTATTCCTTGACTTGTAAATATTTTACTATTATACTCTTTATGGCTTTGATCTACTTTATTTACATATTTCACGATATAGTTTATCGTTTTCGCATTCACATACTCTCCAATCCATGTTCTCCCATATTTCCATATATCCCCTATATCCTTCACTTTGTCTGTCCACACAATACCATGCAAATGCACTCTTTCTGTGTTCTCGTGTCCCAATTCTGTCACTAACCAATGTCTCAACGTCTTTCCATATTTTTTTCTCCATCTTTCTGTGTATCTTCTAATTGCTAATCTGCATATTTCATTATCTCTATCATATCCGCTTAATCCTTTTATTTCATTATCTAGTTTTTGTAACTCGTGTTCCGAAAACGTGTAAGTTACAAACTTCGCGTTTTTGTTAACTCGAATATCTTCTTGCAGTCTAACTTGCCAGTTCCTTGATTTTTGTTTTTTACATTCTATACATTTTCCACACCCTACGGGTACATATAGTACCCGCTTATCTTTTGGTGTTGGTACGTTTCCCTTTCCATACCTTTTATCATTTTTCTTATTTGAAACATATTTTCTGTTTTGTATTAATCTTGGATACAAACACATTTTAATTTCTTGTTATATTATTTATAGTTAATCCTTCTTTTGTTTTTTGTGGGAATAACCAACTTATTTTATCTAACGCTATTTTTCCTATTGCATATGCTCCAATTAACGCATTCATTACTTGCCTTCTTGTCATTGTCGGCTCTATATTTATTCCATTCTTTTTTAACGCTTCATTTATGAAATTCGGCACTACACCTACTTGTTTATCCATCGCACCTTTTTCACTTAAATTCCATCCTGATAATGTTCCTATTACTGTTGCTATCATATCATTATGTATTCCGTTTTCTTTCATACCTAAAGCAATTTTTTGCTTTTTTGCTTCTGTACTATTTAATTCCCATTGTCCGATCAATCCTTCTACATATTCTTTTTTGTTTTCACTAATCACACTACCTTCTAATTCGTTTATTAATGCTCTTGCATTTTCTCCTCTAGCTTGTGCTCCTAGTAATTCTCCTTTCTTACCACCTAATCCTGCTTCTACATTATTTTTATTTGTTATCGAATCTAGATTTTTAATCTGCGCTCCTATTAATGCATTTTGTAAATCCATTACTTTTCCTTGCTGACTACTTCCCATGCTTGCACTTCCACCGCCTTGGCTTCCAGTACTTCCACCTTGTCCTGCACTTCCATACATTAACGCTGGGTTTAATCCCGCTTCCATCATATGTCTTTTTTGTGCTCCATAATTCGTCTTGTTCCACATATCAAACTGCAAATCATGTCCTTGCTGATTTAACTGTCTTTGATTATTATACTGTAATTCCATCAACCTTCTATTGTTTCTGTAATTTCTTCTTTCTGATAGATGTCCTCCTATCATACCTAGTACTCCACTAGCTACACCACCCCAATTTGTTCCATTATTATTATTACTCATTATCTATTATTTTTAATATTATTATTGCTATTATTATGTTCCACATATTTTCCTTTTTTCGCGCTTTTTCAAAGCGTTATATATCACTTGTTAAATAAGAACAGATGCGTACCACTCTTATCAAAATAGGGGGGATGCCTTACTCGTAACACCCCCCATATTTCTTATTCAGCTTTGCTCGTACCTTCTGTTGGCTTAGCTTCGCTAACTTTATCCACTTTTAACTGTACTACTTTAGGCTCATCAACTTTTGATATTTTGCCCTTTGCATCTCGTTTGGCTTGGATACTTCCTTCTACTTTAGACATTGCTTCGCTAGCAATTTCCCATCTATCTGTCCTAATGTTATATGCACTTTTTACTCCTTCTTTACGTTCCGTAAATATTTCAGGCGCTCCGTCACTTATTGGCTCTTTGTTACTCACAATTCTCTCAATCTTGTGTTCTATTGGCTCTCCTTCTACAGTTTCCACACTTGTTAGGCTACTTTTACTCGGTTTTCTATATTTATATCCCATTATTTCATTTTTTATAGGTTAGGTATTACTTTCGCACTCATTTTTCTTCTAGCTAGTATTCTGTTACTAATTTGTACCCAAAAATTTTGACTATCTAACGCTTCATCTGCAAAGATGTTATTATATTTACTTGGGTCTACATACGTCGTTAAATCTTCGATTCCTGTAGTTCCTTGCTCATATCTTCTGTTTAATGTCATAAACATACTATTTCCTTGCTCTGCGAAACTTCCTCGTGTTTGATTTACATTTGTCATATAGTTAATCCATGCCGGTTGTTTACCTGCCGTACTATATGTTACATTTCCATTTTGATGTGTTTCTGTATCAAACCATGCCATTTGATCTGTTATCAAATCTTGATATCCTATTGCGTCCAACGCCGGTTTATGCAAATCATTCATTGTTTTTAGATTTGTATCCCATTTATTACCTTGGCTATAGTCTATCCTTGGTGTTAAGCTTACTAGTCCAATTATATAACTTGGCTCATCTACTTTAATTTTAATTTTTCCACCTTTGTTTTTTCCTGTCAATCTTCCACGTCCAGCTAATGTTCCTAATGGTTGGTCTTCTCCATTTACTGTCGTATCACTCATACTTACTACTTCCTCAAACGCTAGCTCTTTTATTAAACTTCCATGATAAATAGGATTTTCACAACTTTTTGCTCTTTCATGCGTATATACTGCGTCTAACCAGTCATCATAACTTCCACCGCTAATCGCGATTCTGTTTAACATATTATACACTTTATTCGCTAAGTTTAAACTATCTATTGTAAATTCATCACCTGACGTACTTACTGCCGTTACTTCATTAATTCCATTACTACCGTCAATCCACTCTGTACTAATCCAGTTATTGAATAAATCACTTTGATAAGTTTTTATTCCTAATCCTTCTTGGCTTGCTGTTGCGTAAAATTTTGCTTCTGTTGCTAAACTCCCAGTATATCCTAATCCCAGTCCATATGGTTCTGAACTACTTGCATTTACTTCAAACGCAGTTGTATCTCTTACTGCTTCTAGTATATCCATTCTCATATCATCTATATTATCTAACGGAAATTCTTTTAGTTGTGGCGTTCCTAATCCTGATTCTTCTGTGTTTTCTACAGTTGTTTGTTCACTTTCCCATGTTTGACTAGTTGCTTCAGTCCCTGTATACCCTCTAAACGTTGTTGTATACGTTCTATCTTCATTTTGTACTTGTACTACTTCTTCAAATACTGTTACACAATCTACTCCTACACCAGCTATTTTTACTGTAAATTCTTCTGTGTTTGGTTTTCCATATTCATTATTATTATTATTATATTTTGTTTGAAATACTAATGTTGTTGCTACATTATATATTAAGTCTGATAAATCTCCACCTGTCCCTGATGTGTCTACTGTTACTTGCGTACCATTGATATTTCCATATTCATTAATTGTACCTCCATACGTTCTAGTTGTTAATTTTGCACTTATTACTTTCATTGCATTATCTAAGTCAATCGCATGTATTACATAACCTCTTTCTTCTTGTTTATTTGCATAGTAATTTTTATATATATCCCAATACCCTAAATACGGTATTGCATTGAAATATCTTTTTTGATACGTGCTACTTCCTGATTTTCTTCCTAATCCTCTAATATTTAAATAACTGTATATACTACTTGAGTTTATTTGTTGATTATCTCCTTTATTTACATTATACTGACTATGTAATTCTACCTGTGGTAATAATATCTGACTCATATCCATTCCTATATTTAGCATATTCATGTGTAATTTTCCATTGTATAATCTTATTGGACATTGAAACACATCTAATTGCACTTTATAACTTCCGAATAACGGTCCTACTGTTGGTAACGTTTTTACATCACAGTCTAAGTCTATATCGAAACTATCTCCTGGCAATGCTACTTCGCTCATAAATGGCACTAATGTTCCTGATGCCATTGAGCTTCTCCATATATATCCTAGATCATGACTTGATCTTTCATAATTTCTTAGACTTACTTCTTGTTTATTTCCGGAGCCTAATCTATCTCCGCCTATTTCTGTTTTCATACTTGTTCTTTAATTTTATTGTTCATTTTTGTTTTTACATCTTCTAATAGCATAATTACTTGTACTATTCTATTCCACGTAATTTTCTCTAACTCTTTAATTACTTCATCTTTTGATTTTGCTTTTTCAGTTAATCTATAATCTCCCATCACACCGAAGCTTTCTCCTTCAATTGTAATTACATGAAAAGGACTATCTTTTATTTCTATCCTTTCAATTGTTTGTTCATTACCATCGCCAGAGTCTTTGTTGTTTACTTTCTTCGCATTCGGTTGTAATTGTTTTAATTTTGGTTCTTCCATCTTTACTGTATTTAGTTGTTGATTTAATTTTTACGTATTCTCCGTTTTCTAATCTTCTTTTTAGGATGATTTCTCCCGTTGCCGTATCCACGTACATGGATTCAGTTTTCCAGAGAGGCTCTTCATAGTTATACCTCCTTTCTTCCCGTCTTGATTTGATTAAATGATTGTACTGTTCACGATTGTATCCCATCTTACTTA